GATCCTTATAGACTTCTTCCTGATCCGAATACTTCTATTCATAACGTGCAAGCGATGGAGTATATAGGTTGGATAGAGTTTATAAGTATGAATAGGTTGTTGAGTAGTGATTTGCTTGGGGATAGGGTTAATGTTAAATATATTTCTAAAAATGAAACAATGCATAGAAGTTCTAAATACTTTACTGATGCTTCTAAAAGGATTCTTTCTAGAGAAGAAAGAGAGACTCCGACTACTGCTAAGTATGTAACAATGGTTCCGATGTATTGTGAGATTATTCCTAAAGATTGGGGGTTGAAGGGAGTTTTAGAAGGGAATGAGAGAGGGGAATACCCCGAAAAATGGCTTTTTGAAATGGCGAATGAAGAGGTAATTACGAAAGCAGTTCCGCTAGGGCTTAATCATAATATGTTTCCAATAGCCGTAGCGGCACCGGATTTTGACGGGTATTCGATAACGCCACTTACTAGAATGGAACTTATCGGAGGTCTTCAGACTGTTTTGGATTTTATGTTTAATAGTCATATTGCGAATGTAAGAAAAGCAATGAATGATATGTTGATTGTTGATCCTTCTTTGATAAATATGGAGGATTTAAAAAACCCTGAACCAGGAAAATTAATAAGACTTAGAAGAAGTGCTTGGGGAAGGGGGATAGAAAACACAGTTAAACAACTTACTGTTATGGATATTACTCAAAAGAACATGGGTGATGCAGAGCAGATAATGGGAATGATGAGTAGAGCTTCAGGAGCTTCTGATGGAACACAAGGAATAGTGCAAGATAGAGGAGAAAGAGTAAGTGCTTCGGAGTTTAATGGAACAATGAATATGGCACTTTCAAGGCTTGATAGAATGGCGAAGATAGTTTCTAAACAGTATCTTCAAGATATGTCTTACTTCCATGCGAGCCATACGCAGCAACTTATGAGTGAAGGGACTTATGTAAAAGCTGTAGGAGATTGGCCTCTTGAGCTTATGGAAGAGTTTGGGATTAGTTATGGACAGAAAGTTCCTGTTGATCCGTTTGATTTAATAGCAGATTTTGATGTTAAGTTTAAAGATGGAACTACTAGAACTGCGAGTCAGACAGAGGTTCAGTTTTGGATGGAGACTATGAAGATGGTTTCTTCTGATCCGGTTCTAAATCAGACTTTTGATATTGCAAGGATTTTCTCCCATGCGGCTAGGTTAAATGGGGCGATAAATGTAAATGATTTTATTCGGAGAGGTGGAAATGTCCAAGCTGCTACGACTAATAATGCAGAAGTTACCGGGGAAGTACAAAAAGGAAATCTTATTGATATGCAGGAGTTCTTGCAGATGCGAAGTTAAGGGGGTAAATGCAATAGAGATATCTATAAATGAATGGGAGGGATTTGTTAGTAGTTCTTTTTGGGGAGCTTTAAAGGGAGAAATAGAAGAGAGAGATAAATATTTAATGGAACTTCTCCGATATGGGGACGATCAATGGACAGATGAAGAGTTAAGAGCTAGAGTTAGTGAGTTGGAGTATTTTAAAACTCTTCCAGAAGCTATTCTTGTAGATTTGAGAATAGCTTCTGAGGAAGAGAAAAAAGATAAAGAGGAGATGGAATAAAAATGGCTGAGATGAATGAAGAAGAACTAAAAGCCTTTGAAGAAACAGAAATGGAAGGAGCAAGGTTTCAGAAAAAGGAAATTGGAGATTTAATATCTTTCTTTGACGGAAGTACTCCGGTAGAGGAAGAGAAGAAAGAAGAGGTTAAGGAAGAGAAGAAAGAGGAAAAGAAAGAAGAAACAGTACAGGAGAACCTGGAGAAAGTAGAGAAAGAAGAAATAGTTATAGAAGAGAAGAAAGAAGAAGAAATTGATCCTAGAGACGAGGTTATTAATCAATTAAGAAGTGAACTTTCCAGAATCTCTGCTCTGAATGCAAGAGAAGGAAAGCAGCAAGTTTATCCTCCTCTTAAAGAGGAAAAGAAAGAAGAGGAGAAGAGGGAAGAAATAAAGAAAGAGAAAGTTAATCTTCCAAATCTCTTTGAAAAACTCTATCAGAAAAAAGACTTCTTGACAAAAGAGCAGTTAGATACGATAATAGATAAGCCTGAACAAATAAACACTGCGATTTATGAATCTCGCGCAGAGCTTATGGATTACTTAGCAGATGCACTTCCAGTAATGATGGAGCTTATTGTTCAGAGAGAAATAGTTACTAATAACGCTGTTAGTGCTTTTTATGAAAGTAATGAGGATTTGAAAGAACATAGTCATTACGTGCAGACGGTTTTTAAAGAAATTGAGCAAGGGAATAAAGAAAAACCATACCCCGAGATTTTTGCTCTTACTGCGAATTTGTGCCGAAAAAGGCTAGGTCTGAAAGAACCTCTTTCTCCTTCAGGGAAAAATGTCCAGACTAATACGGGAGAAGGAAAGCCCGCATTTGCAGGGTCAAAAACCGGAACTTCCTCACCGATTAATAAAACGGGGAAAAAAGAAATGTTCGATCCAGCGGCAGAAGAGTTGATGAATCTTAACGACTAAGGAAGAAGAGAAATAAAGGAGAAGGAAAATGCCATTTTTAGGAATGAGAGGAAGTGGAGATTTTACAGTAACAGGACAAAGGCCGGAAAACTGGAGACAGATGGTTCTTAAACTGTATCCGAATGGTGGCGCGGCACTTACAGCTATTCTTTCCATGATGAAAAGTGAAAAGACAGATGATCCGAAATATCACTGGTTTCAACAGGAAATGCCGGATCAGGTAGGAACAGTAACGGGGATTTATAGTGGAACGAACCTTTCCGATGCTTATGCAGGAGCAGCAATCGGGGATACGTTTTATGTAAAAATGTCTGCGGAAGATGCAGGGAAGTTTAATGTCAGCCATCAAGTAATGCTTTGTGTAAATGCTGTTCCGGCGACAAGACTTACTGCGAAAGTTTCTGTTGCTCCGGTTATTAACGGTGCTAGTTCTTATGTCACTTGCCTTTTGCTGGAAACGGATAGTGCAAATGATTTGGGGCAGGCTATTCATGCAGCGGTAAGTGCTGGCAGTTCTATGATAGTTATCGGTTCTGTAAACTCTGAAGGTGGAACTTCTCCTTCTTCGATTATCTACGATCCGACTGAGTTCTACAATCAGACTCAGATTTTCAGAACTTCTCTGGATTTGACCAGAACAGGGAAAGCAACGAGACTGAGAACTGGCGATCAGGTTAAAGAAGCCAGAGCACAAGCACTTGAAATGCACTCGATAGAAATGGAAAAAGCTTTCATTTTCTCTCAACCGACTCAGAGAACGGGGACTAACGGGAAGTTGGAAAGAACTACGAAAGGGATTAGGAACTTCCTTTCTACAAACGTGAAGGATTACGCTTCTCTGAACAGTGCAACTTGGGCATCTGGCGGGAAAGTTTTCATGGATGAATACTTGGAACTTCTTTTCCGTTACGGTTCCTCGGAGAAACTTTGCCTTTGCGGTTCTGGCCTGCTTCTCGGTATTCAAAGAATGGTAGATGCAGATGCGACAATGACGATAACTCCTGGAATTACTTCTTACGGGATTAAAGTAGTAACTCTCGTTTCTTGTTTCGGAGAGTTGCACTTTAAAATGCATCCTCTTTTCACTCTTCTTGCTCCCCTTCGGCATTCGGGACTTATAGTCGATGCGAAGTATCTCAATTATAGATATATAGACGATACAAAGTATTTGCCGAATCGGCAGGCAAATGACCTTGACGGCGAAAAATCGGAATTCTTGACTGAAGCTGGTTTGGAACTTCATTTCGAAAAAGCCCACGGGTGGCTGGATAACATTGGAGTTGATGGAACAGTCTCTCCTTAATAATGAATAATTGAAATAAAAAGGGATAGTGGTATTAACTGCTATCCCTTTTTTTAAGTCTTTTAAAGGAGTTTTTATGGCAGATGTGGAGATTTATATAGGGAATTTTGGGCCTTATTTAGTGGATGAAACTGATCCACTTCTTACGGATAATAGACAAGTGGTTAGAAGAAGTGATATGCTTTCTGGTTCTGCTACTGTTTCTAGTGAGACAAGTTTTGGTCTTTCTGCTAGTGCAGGGAGTAGTACTAGTTTTTCAAAAGGGGATCATACACATGGAACCCCGGCAAATCCTCTTGCTGGAGGAGTTTCTTCTGCTACTTTTACAACTGTAGATGGAAAGACAGTTACGGTTATTAATGGTTTAATAACAAGTGTGGTTTAAAAGGAGAGAAGAATGAGTCTCGATGCGACAAAACCAGAAGATGTTTCTATAGTAAATACCTTTGCGGCTTTAGTAAGAGAAGCTAGGGCGAAGATAAATGATTTAGAAGCGGCAATTCTTTTACACTTAACAGGTGCTCCGATTTATGAACCGATAGAAGTTACTGGAGCGACACATACAATCCTTAGTGATGAGACATTTATAAAAGCAAATGCAGGAGTTAATAGCCAGAATTTTACCGTCGATCCGGCAGTTCTTACTCTTGGGATTACTTATGTTTTGAAAAAAACAGATGCAACTGCGAATACAGTTACATTGAATGTCGGGCAAGGGATTTTTATAAACGATACACTTGCTTCAGTTTCATTAACTTTGCAATATGAAGTTTTAAGATTTATCAGTGACGGAACGGGGATACAGACATGCTAAGAAAACTTTTCTTTAGCCTTTCTTTTGTTTTATTTCTTGCTTCTTTTAGCCATGGGGCGACTAATACTAGTGAAAGATTTTATGGAACTTGGTTTACTGGAACACATGGGAGTTTTACTAATTTAAGTACAGTTAATCTTACTGTAGGGGCTTTAGACATTGGTGATGCGTTAGATTTAAAAGCGGATAAAAGTGTTTTTGATGATTACTCTAGCTCTACTAATAATAGACTTGATGGGATAGATACTTCTATTAGTAATTTAGAAGCAGGAAGTTTTTCTCCAGAGGAGTATGGGGCAACTGGTGGAACTGATGATACAGTTGCTTGGACAAGTCTTATAAGTGCAGTGAATAGTGCAGGAACAGGAAAGGTAGTTTTAAAACCGGGAAGGACATATACACTTAGTTATGATTATGCTAACTATGCAGCAGCTGTTGGGTTTAAAAATGTAAATGGATTAGTAATAGAAGGAAATGGGGCTACGATAAAGGTTAAAAATGCTACTCCCGTTGCTGCTTCTCGCTGGGGAGGGTATGGTTTTCTTTTTGTAAACTGTACTAGAGTGTCTCTTTCTGATGTTTCTATAAATGGAAACGCGGATAATTTAAGTTATACTGGAAATCCAGAGGCGATAGCAAACGGGATTACTATTTATGGAGTAAAGGATTTTAAAGGAGAGAATATAGAGATAAAAAAAGCAGGCAGTGATGGGATTTATATTGGTGATGGAGTTTCTGCGGGCTTAGGAAGTGGGTATGATTCGAATAGAATTTCTTTTAAGAATCTTTATATAAAAGATGCTAGAAGACATGGGCTTACTGTAGCAAGTGTTTATGATTTAACAGTTGATACGGGAGAGATAACCGGAGGGGGGTATAATACAGGGGTAGTTGCAGTTTTAGACTTTGGTTCAGGGATGGATATAGAACCAAATGCAACTCCTGGAGTTAATAGGGCTTCGTTTAAGAATGTAACTTTTGGAAGTTCTTATCGAGCTTCTGTAATTGCGGCTTCTAATCAGGTTTATGTGCATAATGTAGTGTTTGAGAATTGTAATTTTTCGAATACTTTAAATACTACTTTAATTCTTAACAGTAGTGAGTTTAGTCTTTTAGGCGGAAGGGTTTATGGGGAATTTCAAGGCGGGGGAAGATTGATAAGAAATGTATCTTTTATTCAAGATACGAATCAGTATGCTGGAAGTGCTCAGACTATTCTTATGGGACTTGATTCAGCTTTGACGGTAGAGGATTGTACTTTTTATAGTGATAGAGCACAGAGATTTGTGGATGTAGGGGGGTCTACGACTTTAGGGACTAAGAAGGTTTTTAGGAATAATTCTTTTACTTATTCTGGAAACGGTTTTCCGGATACCGCGGCGCTTTTTAAATTCCTAGGTGTTGGGATATTAGAAAATTCGTATTTCTATCATACAGGAACTCCGCCAATGACTAGGTATAGTATTCAACTTCCTGCGGATCAGACAACGGATTTATCTTTCACCGTTTTTAACTCTGCTTCTGATACTCCGATAAAGTTTTACTATGGCGGGTCCGGGAATTCTGCCGCTGGTGGATATAGAGATGGGCTTTTAAAGATAAATAAGTTAAAGCTTTATCCAAATTTAGACACTTCCGTTGGGACACAAGTAGAGGTATTTGTTTATTCTGGAACTCCGGAAAGTTATGTCGCGGCTCCGGTTGGGAGTTTAAGTATAGATTATACAAATGGGGTTATTTATATAAAGAAAACTGGAACAGGAAATACTGGATGGAAGTTAATAACTCAAGCTTCTTAAAAGAGAAAGAGGGATTGTTATGAATATAAGTGAACTTAGGGAGGCGTTTAAAAGCGCCTCCGGCTTTTTATTTTGGACTAATGCTTCGATAGATGAAGCGATAAATAACGGGATTAAGTTTTTAGATAGTAAGACTTTTTCTTCTAAGAAAGATCAGGTTCTTTTTAGGAAGTTAGAAATAGGGAAGAGATTTGTTATTATCCCTATGGAATGTAAGGTTATTAAGGAAGTTTGGATTAGTAATGCAGAAGAGAGGCAGAGATTGACAAAGGTAGAAAGTTTTCCTCTTAATTACTATGAAGAAACTGGAACTCCTATTTCTTACTATCCGTTTTCTACTGAGACTTTTGAGAAGACTTTTGATAAGATGTTTGTCTTTTCAAACTTTGCAGATTTAGTCTTTTGTGATGGACTGGTTAGGGGAGTTGTTTTTAACTGCTATGCAGAGGAAGAATATTCGATAATGCTAAAGGGAAGGTTTAATATCCTTTCTCTTTCCGATGAGTTTTCTTCTAACTGGTGGAGTGTTAATTATCCAGAGTTAGTAGTTACTACAGCGATGTATGTTTTGGATATAAATAGAAGAAACTCTTCTGGAGGGGCAGAGCTTAGTGGGGTTATTATGGATACAATAAGAGAGATAAATAACGATGCGATTGAAGAAGAAGTAGAAGATGTTTCCTTAGTCTTGGAGGGATAAAAGATGCTACAAGCAAGGTTGATTTTTGATCTTCTTTTTCATCGAGGAATCAGTCCTTCAGGTGGGAGGAATCAGAATTTCTTTAGCGAAGTGGAGAATATGAAACCTACTAGTGAAGGGTTTAAAACGGTAGAGAAAGAGGATTTTTCCTTTCTTCTTTCTCTTTCTTCTTCCGATCAGGTTTTTGAAATAGGAAGTGTTTCTTATTTATTCTCTGTTAATAGCATTTGGGAAATAGGAAGTTCTAGTTTAGGAAGTTGTCTTTTTAGTGGAATTCCTACCGGAGGAAAATGGGTTTGTGCAGATTATCAGACTTATGCACTTTTTTCTAACGGCATTGTGGTAATAAGTCTTGATAGTAATGGAGATTTTGCGTATACTGAAGAAGTGCCAGTAGGAAAAGAAATGGTGAATTATAACGGGCAATTATTAATAGGGAATCATACACTGAATTATAATGAATTTATTCCAAACGCAATTCCCTCTTTAGAAATAGGGAAGTCTTTTATTTCTTATTCAGGGATAGGGAATATAGACTGTGTTGTTAGTGAGGATAACATAGAAGCAGGGTATCAGTGTTTGTTAGAGCTAGGAGAAATAGTAGGGATTAGTGTTTTAAATAACTCTCCTATAGTTCTTGGAACAAGAGGAGTTGTAAGGCTTCTTCCAGTAGAGCATTTTTTTGGAAAGAGAGTTATTTCTTCCGTAGGACCAAGGGATTCTTTTAGCTGGTGCCTTGGAGAAGGGGTTTTGTATTTTATAGACGGAAAGGGAAAGCTTTGGGGGATTAGCGGAGAAGAGAAAGTTAGTTTATTAGGCTTCGGGTATTTATTTAAAGACTTAGGAACAAGGATGTTTTTTAAGAAAAACACTGAAGAGGTTTTTATAAAAACAGAAGGAAAGACTTTTGTTCTGAATTCTGAGGGGCTTTATTCTTTAACCGGAAATTTCCTGGCTTCTATAGGAAGTGGAGATAGATTTCTTGTTTCTTCTATTCCTAGTTTAGAAAATGGAAAGTTTATTACTTCTATTTTTGACTTTAAAGACCCAGGGTTAAAAGTGATAGAAGAAATCTCTCTCGGAGTTGATAGTGGAGTTCTGGAAGAGAATCTTTCTTTTAGAATCCATACGAGAGAGAAGATAAATGGCCCTTGGTTTCTTAGCCCTCTCTATAGACTTAATAATGAAAATGTCTGTAAGCCTCATGTGGCAGGCAGTGAGTTTAAGATAGAGTTCTTTGCTTCAGGTTTCTCTTATAGTTCTCCTGATTGGATGATAGTTCAGTATGATAAGATTGATAAGAGATATAACCGAGGCCATAGCTTTGTGGATATAAACAAGGAAGGTTAAAATGGAAAAATTCTGTAACGAAGAAGAGTTTTTAAAAATAGTTATTGATGGAGATAAGGAAGTTTTTGACGAAGTTCTTTCTAGGGTTTTTATTAAAGGAGTAGAGACGGCACTTCTTTATCTTCCGGAAACAGTGGATAAATTAGGGAAGAAACTTGCGCATACTACGAAGGTTTTTGGAAAGTTCCTTGAAGAGCATCCGGAGTTTAAAGAAAAGAAAAAGCTTGTTCTTACTACTATTCAGCAAATAGAGTTCCAGAACCCCTTAAAAACTATGGAAGAGATTCTGGAACTTGCTGTTCCGAAGATAGAGAAAGAGATAAAGCTTTTAGAAAATATGGCATTTACCAGAGGAGAGAAATAATGAGGGGAGATTTGGTTATTAGAGGAGATAGTTTAGAAGAACAAATGCAATCGGTGAAACAGGTAGTAGAAGCACTTAATAAAAAACCAATAAGAACTGAGATAAAAGTTCTTGCTAATTCTTTTCTTACAGTAGAGCTTCCTTCTCCTGGGATTGTTTATAAAGCTCTTTTAGTAAAACCCGCGGGATTTCTTACTAATTTTCTTATTTATATCCAAGAGACAAAAGCGAAGAATTTAGTTGTTCAGTTAAATATTCAGGAAGAACGCGAAATGAGAACCGTTCTTTTTCCCGTTAAAGAGGGGTTTAATAAGATAAATAAGGATTTAAAAATAAATGAAGTTTCTTTTATTTCTTTTTCTTACTCTATGGAAGAAGGAGTTATTACTACTCCACCAGTTATTGGGTTTACTTTTAAAGAGGAAATAAAAAATGTTAATCCGATTGAGTCCTGAGCAGATAGTTTTTATTTGGGAGAAGTTTCGGCCCCTTTTTATTTCTAATTTAATTCCTAAAGTTTCTTCTTCTCCTGAGACAGTTTTTAAAGTCCTCCAAAGCCTTCTTACTGAGAGTCTTCAGCTTTGGGCAGGAATAGAGGGAGGAGAAGGAAAGCTGGAAGAAAGAGTTTTCGGTTTTATTGCAACTTCTATAGATACAGATTCTATAACCCAAGAGAGAAATCTTCTTCTTTATTCTATTTTTGCAATAAAACAAATCCCTTTTGAGGCTTGGGGTTCTTCTCTTAAAGTTTTAGAAGGGTTTAAAGAACAAAATAAATGCAAGAAACTAATTGCTTATACAGAGATTCCAGAAATTGTAGAGATAACAAAACGGCTTGGGTTTAAGCAATATACTTTCTTAACAAAGGAGTAAAAAATGGGAAGTTCCGGCGGAGGTGGGGGAAGTTCTGGAAAGATAGATTTTCCAGAGTATATGAAAACATGGCATGGAGAGTTTTTAGGGACTGGAAGTGCTTCTATAGATTTAACAGGAGCTATGAATAGTGCCATGACAGGGGCTAGTCCTTATGCTAGTTATGTAGGAATTAATGCAAATACTATGTTGCTAGGAAGTGGAAAGTTAATTACAGATTTTAGTTCTCCGTTTAGTTATTTAAAAACTTATTCGGAAATAGATTTTGAAACAGCTATTCAGGCGTATAGAAGTTCAAATGTAAATGGATTAAGTACGTTTATTACAGAGATTAGTGGAAAGATAGATACTCTCATGACCGCGGAAAGTGCACTTTTAGAAGCGGATATTAATCAGATAATTCTTCCTAAATATAAAGCAGGAATGAGAAATGCTAATGCTGTTATGAGTTCTGCTTTTGCTATAGGAGAAGCGATTATTAGAAGTCAAAAATTGAAAGATACTACAAAAGCTGATGCCGCGCTTAGGTATGATGCTTTTAAGTTAAATGCAGAATTAGTGCTTAAGAATGAAATGATAACTATGGATTATGTAACAAAAAGAATTCTTTCGAAAAGAGATATTGCTATAACTGCTATGGATTTTGCGAAACTTTACTCTGCAATAAAAAATGAATTAGACGATGCTTCCGTAGAAATGAGTGCAAAAGATGCTCTTTGGGATTTAAAAGTCTTTCAATATGGAGGGAACTTCTTAGGAAGTATTGCAGGAAGTGCAGTTTCTACGGATAAAGGTGATGGAGGGAAGTTAAGAAGTGCTGTTAGTGGTGCTATTGGTGGAGCTTCTATGGGATTTATGTTTGGTGGAGTTCCAGGAGCAGCTATAGGTGGAGTTGCTGGAG